AACATGAAGTGGAGATTTAGACTTCGTGATCTCCGAAACACCTAGATTGTTAGAAAGCCGAAAATATGTACAGTATGCAATGGGCTCAATATATACACACCAATATAGGGGTTTTGTTGCAGTATGTCACTTGGTGGACGCCTATATCACCTCCTGCAAAGGATCAACGGTAACCTATCCACCCAAGAAATCAGTATTAATTCCAGCCGACACTAAAACCTGTCGAATTGCGGGAACACGGGACTCATCCAAACCGTGAGTGACGACATGCCCATAACCTCGTTCAGTATAGGTAAATGCAATAATCGTAAAAGTAGGTACCAAAACATGAAACGCCAGAGCGTACTTCCTTGCCTGCTTCCTGACCAGCTTATAACGTGCAAGAGACTTTTTGAGATACTTAGTCTCAACAACAATCACTGCATTGGTCTTTCCCAAATAAAATACAAGATCGGGAGCACCAAAAATTACGTTAGCCATTGGTAAATCGCGAGCGCAAGGTTTAATAGGAAAATCAGCAATAACTTGTTCCATCAACACATTTTCATCCAATGGAGTTGAATCACTTTGTGTATCTAGAATATCTAAAGCATCAGAATACTTGACGTTAGGAATTTGTCTACCCTGAAAACGATTAACAAGTTCATCGTAGGTATCCAGACCCTCAAAAACATCAAGAATACCAGCCTTCTCGGCAACAGCATACAACTCAGCTCGACGCTGCTCAAACACTTCTCTTCCATGATAGAAGAATTCCATGTTGGCAGCAGATAAAGCTTGTGCCGCAATCTGAGTACTCAAAACATCACTAGATTTGTTGTACATATAATTGTGCAGGGACTTGGAAATTGAATCAACCTCTAACGGGGCGACCCAACTGTTCAAGTTTTCGTCGAAACGAAATCCACGCTTCAAAAAGGATACTTCACTAAGCGAAATCAAAGGGACTGATTCAGCCTCTTTATCTGCCATTGTGTATGTAACTCCAATATCAGCGAGAACCTTGGCAACATTGGTGTGGGTGAATTTCTCCTCCTCAGGAGATACACTCGCAGCATTATCATCACCGTAACAAACCAAAGCTACGGCTTGATCGAAATCAACAACATCTTCACCATCATGCATCGTATAATAGGTATAACGTAAGTATAAACTGTTACCCAAATTATTGATGATTACGGTCAAAGGGTGTCCAGAAGGATTCGAGCCGAAAAGCATAACTAATACGCCGTCGTACTCGTAGAGAGGAATACTGATTTCAGTGGCAATTCCTTCCATAACCTTGATGTATTCTGGTTTATAACCAGCTTCAATCGCAATGCGAATGAGGATTCGAAAAGCATAACGTGTCAACAAAGTACTCATGGCCTTATCAAAGGCCTTGTAGTCTCCAGCAATCATGCGATCTTCACCCATTTTGGTGAGCTCATTTTTAAGTTCCTGCCATTGAGGACCATGAGCATTAATACCTACTGCGCACTCAAAATCTTTCCAATGAGTTTGCATTAAACGTACTATAGGTAAATAGTATTTCCGCACGAGACAAGTGAAGGCGAACTCACAACCAGCAAAAACACGAATTTTATCCTTCGTGAATTTGGTGGGCTCGTCTTTCAAATTACCACGGTGAATGGCGTAAATACGCTCTCCCGAAAGTAAAACTTGTTCCATGCGTTCAACCTCAGCCCAGTACTGAGGATCTTCGAAATCAATTGGTTCAGTGACACCTGGGACCTCTCGATCAACAGGGCCTAAGAACAACTTTTTCTTCTTATTGATGGGAAATCCCATTGAAGAATTGAGTTCGACGCGATCTACGGATGTCACACCGTCCATGCCGGAAAGAACATAGTCTTTAGGATATGGATGCACCATCTTTATCGCTTCTGGGTTACGTTCTAAAAATCGTAGAACTTTGCGTTCCAAATCGCAATACGCTCGCTCAAGAATTCTTGGCGTAAATCCATTAGCTGGAAAAGCCATAAGATTGAGGTCGCGCTCCCAATGTTTCTTAATATCATGGGAGTTAGGAGGACCATGCAGACGTTCGATGCCCATAATTTCTTTCACGGCATCTGAAATTGGAGACTTGCGCACTTGTGATCTAAAGCGCACAGAGCCACCTCCATGTGCACCAACAACTTCTACAAGAGGTTGGACACCATTCTTGTCCGCCAACTTGTGGACACAATGTTCCTTCTCAATTGGCTTATCAGGTGTGAAATCAATACCATACTTGTTGGTAAGAAGTTCACCTGAAGAGTGGACAGAAAGTGGAAATTTCTTGTCTAACATCGCAAT